CAAGGACCCCCCTTGAGAGTGGCTACCATTGATGCTGTGTTGAGTATTGGTGTGTATCGAAACTACACACCCCCTACTAGGCGACTAGTGGGGCGGGCGCGCGAGCTGCCGTCCGAAAACTGCGAGGTAAGTAGAGATGTTTTCTATTACCAAGAGGGAGGAAGCGGAGTTGTGCGGGAATTGCGATGCAACTCACCTGACAAGCCTGGCGTGGGAACCAAGGGAGGATGATTCGAGGTCTGACCTCATCGTCTTTCGAGTTACCACACCGGCCTCATGTGAGTTGTGTCGCGATGGCGCCGCGAGGATCGGGTGGGACACTAAGAAGGGTGTCGCCCGGTTGGACAACAGCCGAGGATGGTTCGTTGCCATGGAGCTCACAATGTGGGGTAAGGTTGTGACAGGGGTCGCATCTACCTCCGACAAGATGCTCCATGCAAGTACCGTCGCGAAGATCGTCGAGGAAAAGTCTCCTAAGAAGAAGATCGCGTTGGTGAGGGTGTTGCCGTGGATGGTTCAAAAATGCAGTGGGAATGCCCAGCTGCAGAATTACCAGACACAAGGTGGAGAAAAGGACGGCAAAGAGGCCGCCCGTATGATCTACAGGAACATCAAGCTGAGGTTTAAGTACCTCACAGCCACGGAGAACTACAGGAGGACTAAGTACGAGAGGCCATGGCCAATCCAGATGAGATTGCCGTGGAAGGTCGTGGACATCGTCAAAATGATCGAGCCGAAGGTGCTGGTCAAAGAAGTGGCGATGATCGTGTCAGAGGATGAGGTTCCAAGTGTACCTATTCCCCCTGGCGGCATGGAGGGTGCCAATGTGCAAGTCAAGGTCATGGTAGATGGAAGCACCAATGAGAAGACCGCGCACAAGATTGGCCCCACCTGCAGTTTCCCAACCCACTATTCCAATGGGACAGGGGAGCTGAGCGCAGCCGCCAAGGGGCGCATCGAGGGCAAGCAACCGCCCTTTCAACCGAGCGCGAGGATGTCGGCGAAGTTGAAGGCGATAGCGGATGCTATCCTCGTTGCGGTCTACCCAGAGAAGGCCGTGAGGGAGTGGAAGGACGGGGCTGAATGTAAGCCGCTGAAAGACCTATGCTCATCGAAGTGGTCCGCACACATGTATGGCCTGGCTTACCAAAGCCTGGTCGATCGCGGAGACTCGTTTAGCGTTAACCTTGAGGCGCAGATCAAGTCGGAGGTGTTGGGGTACGATGAGCACAAGGGCCATCGGCCCCGCATCATCATCAACGCCGGTCCAGAAGCTCAGATCGCGGGCAAGATCGTGACGAAGTGCGTCGAGGAGCTTTGGACAGCTCACTTCGCCGACTTCATGATCAAGCACAAGCCCAAGATCGAGGCCGTCATGGAGATGATGGGCCACGTCAAGGAGAGCGACAGATTCATGGAGTCTGACGGTTCTGCCTGGGACGCGACCATCTGCTCGAGGCTGAAAGACATCCTAGAGAACAGGATTCTCTTCCACGTTGGGAAGATCCTGTATGCGGATGGCGATTGGTCCGAATCTCTTGAAATGTGGTGGAAGAAGGAC